GCAGATAGTTTACATGGTCGGCGGTTACCACGCCAAGAAACTCCAGATATTCCATCAGGCGGTAGGCCAAGGTTTCGCCTGCTCGTTCGATGTATCGTTCGGGCAATTCATCGTCGGTCATTTGCTTTGCCCCTGCTCTCTTAGGCGCTTGGCTTCTGCGAAGGTGAGGCCGTCTGAATTACGCAACGGCCAAGCATTATCGGATGATACGCGGCCCTTGCGGCCTAATGGCGCGGCTTGTTGTGGTTTAATCATGCTGCAAGTTCCTCTTCTTCTTCCCATTCAGTCCAAAATATTTCGATGTCGCCCACGTCATCGTCCTCATCTTTATTGCCGATATAAAATTCTGCAAAATCTTCGGGCGTTACGTTTTTGTGCAAGCATTCGTCGCTGCAATAATGCTCGTTTGCGCCCTCAATGACGTATCCCTCGTTCATGCCAGCGCCACAAGCGGTGCAGGTGCGTGCGTATTTCATGCGTCTGCTCCTACTGGTGCGTAATGGTCGCGCAAGGCGTCCCAATCAACAGTGTTGAGGTCAAGCATATCCCAAATGAAACCGGCAACGGTGCTATCCTTACCGATTAAGCTATAAACATCCTCTTCAACCATATCGCGCAAGTATTCGGGGGAGAAGTCAAAGCCATCCTCCGCCAATTCTGCCCACTGGTCGCCGAACCATACGTTTACTGTCCAAGTGTTGGCATTGCGCCAGCCGTTGCATGTATTGTCTGTCATAATCTCTCACTCCTTAATTGGCACTAGCGCCATCCTCGCGGCGGATTGCTCCGCCGTCCGGTGGTGTTAGGCTTCATGCTTGGCCTTGTTGACAATGCGCGCTATTTCTTGGCGGCCTGTCAAGAATAACCAGTTGATACCGTCATCGACTGTCGCAAAGTCTAATAGGCGGTTGCTCTCATCTGGACCGTTGACGATTAGGCGGCCTTGTGTGTTTGTCCAGATATGCCAGCCGTTAGCGTCAAGGCATATCTTAGAGCCGCTGGAATTGATTTTATAATAGTTCATGATTACTCCCCTTGTGTTGCGTAGTTAGCGACGAAAGCATTGCACCGCTTATATTCGCGGGGTGATAGCCATAGCGCCGAATGGTCGATTGCTACGTCAAGGCGGGCCAGCCTATCGGCAAATGGTATGTTGTGGCGTTCAAGGTTAGCGGTGTAGCGTTGAAACGCGGTAAGGTTAGCTAGTCGCATGATTACTTCCCCTCTTTATTGTTGCGGCAAGCATAGGCGAAACCTGCCAACATGCTTACTATCCATACGAACGCGAAAGCATTGAACGGTATATACTGTGATAAATCAAAAGCCATTGTCATTCCCTCTTTGCTGTTGATGCATTATCAATAGGAACATTGTTCCGCTTAGTAAAGATATATAATTTTATTGATTGGTAAAAAATAGTAACCAATCAAATCACATCCGAATGTGATTGCCTCGCCTATATATTATAATGCCACAGGCACAATGTGCCGCTTTAAGGTGGTGGAGAGACAGCGCCGCGCCTCGTTTCTTGTGCGTCTCCGAACCCATTTGGTCCAACACTAATACACTGTTACAGTCTGTAACCCGCAGAAATGCGTGCTTTTTTACATATAGGGGGGAGGGGGTGCTTTGATTTTGACCCCCCCGCCCCCGCCCTTGCGCGGGGGGCGTGTGCGTATAACTAAACAGACACCGAAGTGTGGCCCCCACCCCCCTATACCCTTGCATTTAACATAATGCCTTCCAAAAAATTCCTAACTTTTTGCTTGCCAAACTGTAACAATAAATTGTAACAGCGATGGACAACAAAGAACGGGAGAAATACGTTGGCAGTTTATGGATACACTCGCGTCTCGACTGAAGACCAGATCGAGAACACATCGCTCGACGACCAAGCACGCCAAATCCAAGGCATCGCGCTCACACATAATTTGGAACTGATGCACATCTACGAAGAACGCGGCGTCTCCGGCGGTGTCCCACTGCTACGCCGAGAAGAAGGCTGCAAGCTGGCGTTCCTCCGGCCGGGCGATACCGTCATCGTATCGAAGCTAGACCGTATGTTTCGCGATGCGAGAGACGCACTAAACGTGATTGCCGACTGGGAGACGGCGAACATTAATCTCATCATCAACGGCTACGGCAATGTGATGGACAAGGCCAACCCGAACGGACGCTTCATGCTAGAGATCATGGCCGTCTTCTCCGGCGAGGAGCGCCGCCGTATCAGAGAACGTGTCACCGCTGGTAAGAGAGCGAAGAAGTCACAAGGTGGATACGTCGGTGGCAAAGTGCCATTTGGATTTAAGAAGTCAGGCACAGGCCGCAAGGCCAAGCTGCATCCAGAACCAAACGCGCAGGACGCATTGATTACAATGAAAGCCGCACGCGTTAAAGGCCATAGCTACCGCGATATTGCTATTATCGTAGCAAAGCGTCATGGTATATCGGTTAGCCATCAAACAATCGCACGCGTAATAAGGGGAGATAAGAATGACGAAATCTGAGCCGAACTTCTTTCTGGAGTTCTTGAAGAAGTACCGCGATGATCCCGTAGGGTTCGTGCGCGATATTCTAAGGACCAAGCCAGACCCTTGGCAAGTCGAGTTTCTCAAAGCGATTAGTTCAGGCGAGCGCCGTATCTCCGTCCGCTCAGGCCACGGCGTCGGCAAATCGACAGCCGCAAGCTGGGCCATGCTTCATTACTTTCTGACGCGGTATCCGGTGAAGGTTGTTGTGACTGCGCCGACATCCGCACAGTTGTTCGATGCGATGTTCGCGGAACTGAAGCGATGGGTGAATGAACTGCCCGACGTTCTCAAAACGCTGATCGAAGTCAAGGCCGACCGTATCGAATTGAAGGCCGCAGCCAGTGAAGCCTTTATCTCCGCCAGAACGAGCCGAGCAGAAACGCCTGAAGCCTTGCAGGGTATCCACGCCGACAACGTATTGCTCGTCGCGGACGAAGCGTCCGGTATACCTGAAAGTGTGTATGAAGCTGCGTCCGGTTCTATGTCTGGCCACAATGCGACGACGCTTCTTCTCGGCAACCCTACGCGAAACACCGGATTATTTTACGATACGCACAATCGTCTGAAGGGCGAATGGAAAACCTTCCACGTTAGCTGCCTCGACAGCCCGCGTGTGTCCGATGCGTTCGTTAAGGAAATGCAGTTACGCTACGGCGAGGACAGCCCCGCATACCATGTGCGCGTTCTCGGTAACTTCCCACCGCGTGAAGAAGATACGGTCATTCCCGTTGAGTTGATCGACAGCGCCATGAACCGCGAGATTAAGATTAGCCCAGCCACAAAAAGCGTATGGGGCCTAGACGTTGCGCGTATGGGTTCGGATGCCAGCGCCCTCGCTAAACGGCGCGGCCCGGTTGTGGAAGAGATACAGACTTGGAAAGGTCTGGACCTGATGCAGCTAACAGGCGCAGTCGTGGCCGAGTTTGAGGCGCTGACGCCATCGGAGCAGCCAGTAGAGATATTGGTTGATAGTATCGGGTTGGGTGCTGGTGTCCTCGACCGTCTGCGCGAACTGGGTCTGCCAGCGCGAGGGATCAACGTCGCGGAAAGTCCTGCAATGAAAGGGACTTACGCCAACCTACGCGCCGAGTTGTGGTTCAAGTGCAAAGGCTGGCTGGCGAACCGTGACGTGAAGATACCGAAGGATGAGCAGTTGTTCGCCGAGTTGGCGGCCCCGCGATACACCTTTACCTCGTCGGGCAAGATGCAGGTCGAGAGTAAGGAGAGCATGAAGAAGCGCGGGCTTTCGTCGCCGGATAAGGCGGATGCGTTGTGCCTGTGCCTCGCCACCGATATATCAACGATCATGCATGGATACTCGATGGCCAACAAGAGCGGGGCCTTGCGTAGGAATATAAAGGGGATTGTTTGACATAAGATAATGTTGTGATATATTTGTTTTGCTCGGCAGGTTTTTTCTCTCCCTCTTCCTGCCGGGCATCATGGGGTGTGCGAGGTTTTGCCACCGGTAATAGCGACTGAACGATATGATGTAACTCCTGCATTTCGTTCTAACCGCGCCGCCACCCCACTTTTTTGCTTTTCTGCGAACTTTAGGTTATAGACGGCCAGAGGGAGCGTACTCGTGGAAACAAAGACTTGTCCGAAATGCGGCGAAGAAAAGCCGATTGACGACTTCTATTTTCAAAGACGCGTCTGTAAGCCGTGTGTGCGTGAACACCAACGCCGCTTCAGAGACTCCCAGCCAGACTACAACCATACCCGTAATCTCCAACGGCGATACGGCCTTAGTGTCGATGAGTATCAAACACTCCTCACCAACCAGAATTTTTCGTGCCCTATTTGTGAGGTAGAAATATCTGATACAATAGAGTATAAGGGAAAGCGACCAGTTGCCGTTGATCACAACCATGAGACGGGTGATGTTCGCGGTATACTTTGTTCGATGTGTAATTTAATGCTAGGCCACGCGAGAGAAAACACCAGTATTCTTTACAGGGCCATCGTGTACTTGAGTGAGCGCGGCGCGTATGCGCCGAAAGGTAAATGATATGAAGAAACCAACTAAGGCCGACAAGAAAGTGGCCAAGGTCATGGGCGAGTTCAAGCGCGGCACACTGCACGCTGGTGTAAATCCCAAAGGCCCCGCAAAGGCTCCCTTGGCTAAATCGCGCAAACAGGCTATAGCGATTGCTCTGTCTGAAGCTGGCAAGTCCAAAAAGAAGTAAGGCTAAAATATGGCATATCGCAATAACCGTAAGCCGAATAAGGCTGAGATGGCTAAGAACAACCGTATGTATCAAGATACCGGGGTTCCCAACGCCAACTCTGAAAACGGCGATAGCGAAGACAAGACCAAAGAAACCGAGATTGAACTCGCCGATGGTACGGAAGTTTCCATCGAAGAGCCAGAGATGGAAGACGAGCAGGTAGAAGAGCCTGTATCGGAAGAAGAACTTCAGAACATTATCACCGCCGAGATTGACGACGCGCAAGATTATATCGACGATGTGATCTCGCCGGAGCGTGCGCTTGCGGGCCAGTACTACAAGGGCGAACCCTTCGGCAACGAAGAGGAAGGCCGCTCTCAGGCAATCTCTATGGACGTGCGCGACACCGTGCAGGCCATGATGCCGTCGATTATGAAAGTATTTTTCGCGGCGAACAACGTCGTCGAGTTTGCGCCGAACGGCCCAGAAGATATTGATAGCGCGCAGCAGGCGACGGATTATGTTAACTACTGCCTGACACGCGACAACAACCTATTCAACGAATGCTATTCCACATTTAAGGACGCGCTGATCCGTAAGAACGGTATCATGAAAGTCTGGTGGGATACCGAAAAAGATGTCACGACCCACTACTTCACGGGTCTGGACGAAGCCACCTTCTCCGTCCTTCAGGCCGATGTCAATATCGAAGTCAAGGACGTAGAGATTACCTACGGCGAGATGATGGTCGAAACGCCGATGGGCATGATGGGCCAAACGCAGCCAGCCACCTACGATTGTACAGTAGTCCGTACAGTTGAGAAGGGCCGTCTGTGCGTTCAGTCTGTACCGCCTGAAGAGTTTCTAATTGACCGCCGTGCGCGCTCTATCGAAACCGCCGAGTTTGTGGCCCACCGTCGTTACGTTACCGTATCCGATCTTGTGAAGATGGGCTATGATTTCGATGAGGTTCAAGACCTTGGCTACGAAACCTTAGATGACTTCGAAGGCAACGAAGAAGCCTTCGACCGTAACCCGCAAGCCTTCGTTCAGATTACAGGCCGCACAGATACGACATCTCGCAAAGTCCTTTACATCGAGGGCTATGTGTATGTTGACATGGACGGCGACGGGATCGCGGAACTTTGCCGCGTCTGCGTTGCTGGCACGGCCAACAAGATACTTCACTACGAACCCTGCGACTTTATTCCGTTCGTAGACTTCTGCCCTGATCCAGAGCCGCACACATTCTTCGGCATGTCGATTGCCGACGTGACGATGGACATTCAGCTTATCAAGTCGAATATCCTGCGCAACACGCTCGACAGCTTGGCGCAGTCGATCCACCCACGCACGGGTGTAGTCGAAGGCCAAGTCAATCTTGAAGACGTGATGAACACCGAAGTCGGTGGCATTATCCGTATGCGCGCACCGGGTATGGTGCAGCCGTTCACGATGCCCTTCGTTGGACAGCAAGCATTCCCGATGTTGCAGTACATGGACGAACTGCGCGAGAACCGCACAGGTATTTCCAAGGCTGCGGCCGGTCTGGATGCAAACGCGCTTCAGTCTTCGACCCGCGCTGCTGTTGCAGCCACGATTACTGCTGCGGCGCAACATATCGAACTGATCTGCCGCATCTTCGCCGAGACAGGCATGAAGGGTCTGTTCAAGAAGTCGTTACAGCTTATCACTAAGAACCAAGACGCACCGCGCATGGTGCGTTTGCGCAACACATTCGTTCCGATTGACCCGCGTGTATGGGACGCGAACATGGACGTTGTAGTGAACGTGGCTCTCGGCACTGGCAGCAACGAAGAGAAGATGGCGTTCTTAGGCCAAGTCGCCGCCAAGCAAGAGATGCTCATGCAGATGGGCGCTCCATTGGTTGACATGCAGGGTTACTACAATACGCTGGCGCAGATGATGGCGCTGGCTGGATACAAAGACCCGACTGTGTTCTTCAAAGACCCAGCCATGATGCCGCCTCCCCCGCCGCCTGCTCCACCGCAGCCGACACCGGAAGAGATGCTGTCGCAGGTTCAGATGGAAGCGATCCGCGCTGACATCCAGAAGAAGGCAGCCGAACTTGAGTTGCAGCGCGAAGAGATGCTGCGCAAGGACGACCGTGAGCGCGACAAACTCGACGCCGACATGATGATTAAGGCAGCCGAGATCGAAGCCAAGTACGGCGCGCAAGTCAACACGGCCAACATCGAAGCGTTGATGCAGCGCGACCGTGAGTTCCTACGCCAGCAAGGCGAAATGGAACGTGCGGCTGTGCAGGCCCAACAGGCCCAGCAAAACGCGCAGATGGCGCAGGCCGTGCAACAAGCGCAGATGCAACCTGAAATACCGCCGGAAGGTATCATGTAATGTTTGAAGATTTTTATCTTCCGGAATTTAACGCGGACTATTTCGATGGTCCTGCGTTTCAGAGAGGTATTGCCGCTGCCGTAGGGCGGTATTTCCCGCCTGTTGCAGAGCCGGTTTATTACGCGCCTTCACCCGAACCCACCCCTACTTACGATTACCAAAGCCCCACCAGCGTCAACGATATTCCGCAGTTTATGGCCGAGGATTACGGCCTTATCGGCGCAATTACTAATCGTTTTAACACACCGCAAATATCTGCGGAGCAGTTGGCTGCGGAGCGTTACGCCGCAGAGCAGTTGGCTGCGGAGCAAGCGGCTGCGGAGCAAGCAGCGGCTCAGGCCGATGCTCAGCGCGTAGCCGCACAACAGGCCGCCGCCGCAGAAGCCCAGCGCGTGGCCGCGGCTCAAGAACTGGCAGCAAGAGCGCAAGCTGAAAGGGTTGCCGCGGAACGAGCCGCAGCCGCAGAAGCAGCCGCTCAAAGACAGCAAACAGAACTTAATGAAAGACGGGCGCAAGCAGCACAGGCAGCCGCTGAACGCGCCGCTCAGGAACGCGCTCTTGCGGAACAAGCAGCGGCGCAAGCTGCGGCACAGGCTCAAGCTGCGGCTGTTCCCCCCGCACCAGAACCAGTTTACACCCCGGCCGTAGAACCTGCGACTATCGAGGCCGAAACCGTAGCGCCTCTTGCAGCGCCTCTTGCAGCGCCTCTTGCGGCCCCTATCGCTGCCCTTGAAAGGAATGATGTAATGGCGTTACTTCCAACCATGTATCAATCCCTTGCGGAGCCACGCTACGGCGGGCGCATGATGTATGACGCCGCACCAATCATGGACGGTGGCTATGGCCTCCTCGGCGGTGACATGATGGCCCCCGCCGCAGCACAACAGCCCCTCCCCGCCGTTCAGCCGATGACGCAGGAAGTCGCGCCGTTTGATCTTAGCAGCTTAGCTGGTTTGGACCTAAGCGGTCTAGGCGGCTTTGGCGGTGGCCGGATGGGCGGTGTTATTGAAGACCCAAACATACAGTACATCACCGCGCCAATATCTAACAAAGGCAACCCCACCGGAAAGATGGGCGGCAATGTTTTCTCAATGACGCCCAATCAGTTGGTACGTCTCGTTGACCATCGCACTAAGCAGGTTGTGTTCGAGGGCACAGGCTACGACGCTGCACGCAAGGCAACTGAACTGGGCCAAAACCTAACCAACACGCTCGGCCGCAAAGCAAATTACAGCATTCAAACCGCAGACCCGTCTGGGGAATTTAAGACGGTTGCGTATGAGAAGAAAAACAAAAGCACGTTGGGCAAGATTGCGGATGTGGCAGGCACGCTGTTGCCATTGGCCGCAATCCCATTGACTGCGGGCGCGTCGGCAGGCTCGCTTCTTGCAAGTACTGCGGGTAAAATTGGCCTCGGCGCGGCACTTGGCGGCGCGGGGTCGGCGCTAAAGGGTGATGATATTCTTAAAGGCGCGGCGTTAGGCGGCCTATCTGCGGGTATCGTAAGCGGCACTGGGCTTGATAAAGCAATCGGCGGAGCATTGGGGAACGTCGCTGGCAAGACTGCCGAAGAAGTAGCAAAGCAAGCCACAGGTGATATTGTCGTCACCGGCCTATCAAAAGCACTGCAAGGCGCGGGCGGCGCACTCGGCCAAGCGGCTCTATCGGAAGCAGGCAACGCGGCTTCGCGTGCGCTAAGCGGCTATAAGACGCCAGCCGAGCAGTTTGCCCAACAACCGCTACCGGAAGCGTTGCTACCGCCAGTCGATATGTACGCCGGTCTCGACCCTATTAACGTACTCGCAAACAGGGCAACGCCGAACTACGGCGGCGCGCTGTCTGGCGTGTTCGAGCCTATCGCCACGGAATTTCTACCAAAGAGCCTGCTACCGGAACCCCTACCGTCGGAACCTGCGATTGCAGACGACACCATTGTTGTCACCGCGCCGCAGGCAGTGGCCGCACCCGCACCGATACCGGGCTTTGAAACCGCAATTCCTGCGATAATTCCGGGCGCGCTTAGCGCCACGCAAACAGCAGGCACACCGCCTTCTACTAAGGACGGCGTTCTCGGCACTGGTCTAACCCTACCCCAACTTATATCCATTGGTGGTATCGGAGCCGACCTTCTGAAAAACCTTTTGGCAGGCGGCGGCGACACCGGCCCCACAACGCCGTATGTTTCCCCGTTCGGTACAGGCGTAGGTTTTGGCACAGGCCGAGATATGCGCGCCAATCCAAACATCATAGACTATGAGCGGTACGGCTTTGGCCCAGAAGCTATGTTCTTCCAGCCGGGGTATGGCCTTCTTAATTCTGCGGCCCCTGCTCCGTCCCCTGCTTTTCTACCTCAAGCCCAGCCCGCGATGATGACCAACCCTAGATATGAGCCGTTGATCTAATGGACCCCATAACAAAAGCTAACCACGCAAAGCGCCTTCTTGAGGATGACATTCTCAAGGAGGCATTCGCCGCAGTGGAAAAAGATATTTTTGAAGAGTGGCGCATGTCAGCACATACTGACTATAGCGGACGCTCTGACATGTTTCACACGCTCAAAGGACTTGAGCGGTTGAAAGCCCGCCTACAGGCAATCCTTGACGACGGCTTAGTCGCCAAATCGAGGAGTTAACATTTACTAAAGAAGGTGCTATATGACGGAACAAGTCGGCAACCCCAGTGGTGGGATCGGCCTCCACGAAGCAACGTTAGCCATCGACCAACTGCTTGGCCCAG